TTGAAGAACCAGTTTTTGAAGAACAAGTAGCTGAAGAACCAGTTGTTGAAGAACCAGTTGTTGAAGAACCAGTTATTGAAGAACCAGTTATTGAAGAACCTGTTATTGAAGTAGTTGAAGAACAAGTAGCTGAAGAACCAGTTGTTGAAGTTGTTGAAGAACCAATTATTGAAGTTGTTGAAGAACAAGTAGCTGAAGAACAAGTTGTTGAAGAACCATTTGTTGAAGAACAAGTAGCTGAAGAACCAGTTATTGAAGAGCCAGTTGTTGAAGAACCATTTGTTGAAGAACAAGTTGTTGAAGAACCAGTTGTTGAAGAACAAGTAGCTGAAGAACAAGTTGTTGAAGTTGTTGAAGTAGTTGAAGAACCAGTTGTTGAAGTTGTTGAAGTTGTTGAAGTTGTTGAAGTTGTTGAAGTTGTTGAAGTTGTTGAAGTTGTTGAAGTTGTTGAAGTTGTTGAAGAACCAGTTGTTGAATAATTAATTTTACATATATAAATTTTTTATACAATATATGTAAAATGGCAAATCAATATTTAAGAGCGTTTGTTATTGGTTCTTCTTTTTTTGTTTTTATTCCATACTTTTTGGCCGTAAGATTTTTATCCGAACAAAAGTGGATAAATTATAGTTATGAAAATTATACTTTGTATGCACCTATAGGAATGGGATTGTATAATGTTTTTTCATTATATATTGCCAATAAAATGAATATTACAAAAAGATATAGTTTATTGTTAATGAGTATGATAGCACCTACTTTAGTTGCAATTGGAACATATATTCTTAAAGCATACAATTACACTACTGTAAATCAATGGTTCAATCATATATGGAAATTATATTTGGTCTATTTTATAGTGTTTAATTTTATTTTATATTATTTAGATAAGTATGTTTAATTTACAAACATTTTATTTTCTATTTTTGCGAGTTTTATTCTTCATTTTTGTTCCACACTTACAATCACTAAATAAGCCTTTTACAAATTTACCAATACTAATCATTTGAACATGGTCTTTATTAATTGTTTTTTTTGCTGTCCCTAAATGCTTACCTTTATGATATTTACTTACTAGTTTAATACCTTTACCATTTTTAATGCTCACTTTACGCACAATTTTTTTACCACCAACCTTGGTAATTTCTGTATTTTCATAGTTAAAATTACTCTTCATAGCTATAAAATAGAGCAATATTTTTTATTTTACCATGTTTGCAAAAAAGATAATAGACATATAACACTATTTTGAATATCTATCTTTATGTTAGCATTCGCTGCAATTGGTTATCATACATATTATACGATTGTTTAGATTTGTTTATTTTAACAAACAGATTTTATCCAATTTTTTTCAACCACTGCATCAACACTTTCCAAAGCACCTTCTACCCAACCTTGATAACTACTAACTGCCTCACCAACAACTAACATACCATTCATAGGATGTTGTGCTTTATTAATAAATTCTTCGCGCGTTTTAAATCCATGTAAAGGTTCATAATAATGAGTACCAATTGGCCAATAGAAATCTTTTATAGCAAGAATTTTTAAAGAATCCTTTGGTATACCTAAACTTTCTTCAATCAATTTTTCATATAAATTTCTATTTTCAATTGTATTTTTTAAATGTTCTTTCAATAATACTGCATTTTCATTGTCACTATATGCAATCATATAAACACCTTTATATGAATCTATTGGTATAATTTTTTGTAATGGTCCAGGAACAATAGTATAGTCAGATATATATTTTTTCAATAATTCAGAAGATTTTCTGTCAAATTTTGTATATAATCGCAAAAAAGGTTGCCCGTGAATTTGATGATACAAACTATTTGGGTTAGACGCACCAGGAACTAATTTCATTATTCCTGATATTGTGGTTGCTACAATTACTTTACTACTATAATACGCATCTCCTTGTTCCGTTTTTATTTCAAATAAACAGACTTCATTTTCACCTTTATATGCTAGACCACGTCCATTTATTTTTGTAACTTCTACAACATTGTTTGAGTATTTGATATTTTTATATTCAATATTCTCGCACAAATGATGTACTAATTCTTTCCAAGGTATATATAATTTTTGCCATCCTCCTTTGTTATCATCCATGCCATAATTATATAATGTTTCATAAATGTCTGCATTTTCGTAATCAGTATATCCTGAATAAATTGTAAATAATTTATAATTAATTTCACCTAAAATATTTATAGCAAATTCTTTAAAAGTAAATGATTTATATTTTTTTGCATTTATATTATATTGTTTTTTCAAAAAATCTATGATTTTAACAACATCAAATTCTAAATGATGTTGTAACACTTTTGAATAATTCATGATAGAAGTAGTTTTTTTAAATGGCACATGTAATTCTTTCATCAATTTTATTAAAAGTGGGTTCGTATCATTTCTACCAATACCAGCTCCTGTAACTACACTAGTTCCATAAAAATCATAATTATTTGTTCTACCTCCAATCCATATTTTTTTATATTTTTCTAAAACTAAGAACGTTGTAGTAGGCGATAATTTTTTGATTTTATAAGCGGCATATAATCCTGACATTCCTGAACCAATTATGATAACATCATAATATTTATTTTTATTAGACATGTGATATATATTATATTATAATTATAATATAGTTTATATAAAATTATATTTTATATAATAGACATTGATAGTTTGTATAGTTAGTTACAGTTTGAACAATGTAATATCAAATGTTATGCCTTTCAAGTAACCACTAGTATACAATTTTTTTCATTTATTCCTTTTGTCTATTTTTCTAGTTTTATTAAAATTCACAAAACGTTTCCCCTTGCATTTAAATTTTCCACGCGTGAGTCCTTTTCTATTAAAAATTGTTTTCGTGCAAATACCAATTGATCTAGGTTCATTTATCTTTTTAGCATTTACTTTTTTAATACATTTACATAATTTAACTGCTAAAATTTTTTCTCCTTCTTCCTTAATTAATTTTTTTGAGTTAGGTACAGGTATTTTATAATAATTTAATAATTGAATGTAATCATTGTTATTCATATTCGTTTTTGAATTCATTATTTTAATATTTGTATGTTTTACCTAAAATATACAAATATTTTAAAAATATAGGTGAAATTTATAAAATTGTTATAATATAGTTATCCAATATTCAAGATACTAATTAAATGAAGATTGTTGTATTTGATTTAGATGAAACATTAGGATATTTTGTTGAATTTGGTATATTTTGGGATAGCTCATCCTTTTATGCATCAAAGTACTTGAATAAAGAAATAGGACAATATGAATTTAATAACATAATGGATTTATACCCAGAATTTTTACGACCAAATATTTTGAATATACTTAAATATTTAAAAAATAAAAAAATATCCAAAAGTTGTCAAAAATTGATGATATATACAAATAACCAAGGTTCGCGAAAATGGATCAATTATATTATTTCCTATTTTGAAAGCAAACTAGAAGGATATAAATTATTTGATCAAATAATTACAGCATTCAAAATAAATGGAAAACAAATAGAATTTTGCAGAACTACAAACAATAAAACATATAATGATTTTATACGTTGTACAAAACTTCCAATAAATGCTGAAATATGTTATTTAGATGATACATTTTATCCTGAAATGGCGCATGATAATATTTATTATATTAATATTAAACCTTATGTACATGATTTAGCTTTTAATGAGATGTATAAACGTTTTTTTGAAAGTAATATAGGTAAAATATTAATAGATAAAAAAACAATGAATCATTTTATAGATTTTGCGAAAAAAAATATAAAATCATCTACTTTTATAGTGGTAAAAAAAAATGAAAATGATTATAAAATAGACACCATTTTAAGCAAGCGAATATTACAACATTTATACGACTTTTTTAATGAAAAAAAATAATAAAAATATTCAAATATTATTTTTATTATTTTTATTATTTTAATGTCTTCTAGATTTTCTGGACTTTCTAGATTTTCTGGATTTTCTGGATTTCCTAGATTTTCTAGATTTCTTTCCACCGTAACCTCTGTTCATTGCACTATAGTTAATATTAGACGGTGTCTGTTTATAAACAGTTGAAAATCCACTATTAGTTGCATTTGGTCTCGTAATATAATTTGCCATAGCGTCTTTGCGATAAAAAGGATTTGTACCTGGTTCTGGTGTGCGAATTTGTTGATTTGGTTGAAAAGAACGTGTCAAATATCTTTGTTGGCCTAGAAAGTTTGACATAAAAATATGATATATATATTTATATTGATAAAAAATATTTTATTAATATGAATTTCTTCTAAATGTAAATTTACGCAAAACATGTATAGCTTGAATTTCAAACATTGTGATAATATATAGGGTTTACATTACCATGAATGTTATGTTCATTAATCGCATTCTTTTTATCATGATATAAATCTAATGTTCTAGCACTAGGATCCGTCGCATTACTATATAGAGGCATCCAAAAATATGGTACTATGTTATCACAATATGGATAGTAAGAATCAAACAAATTTTTATAATATAGTTTTTCAGTTTCTATACTGATAGGATATTTATCAATGACATTTTCTTCATAATAATTTTCCAGTTTCAAACTAGTTGATATAAACTCTTGTAAAATAACATACAATGATCGCCCTTTACTACTTACACCATCACTAAACGCCTCTTTTTTTCTCCATAATATTTCATCTGGTAATATTTGTTTTCCATATACATCCTCAAAATTTGCATATGTAAAACTATTTCTAATCAAAAATTTTTCAATAATTTTATTCTGTTCAAATCGTTCTTTTTGTGGAATAGACAAATAATAATTTACAAAGGTTTTATCCAAAAATGGTGTTCGTGGTTCTAGACCATGTGAAGAAATACATTTATCTGACCTTAAAACATCAAATAAATGAATGTCTTTCAATAGACGTCGTGTTTCACAATCAAATTCAATACAATCCGGGCAATTCTTCATATACAAATACCCGCCACTCAATTCATCAGAACCATCGCCATTAAATATAACCTTTGCGTGACTGTTTTTGGAAATATATTTACCTAACAAATAATTTCCAATACTAGCTCTAATACTAGTTGTATCGTAGCTTTCAATAGCATAAATAACTTCAGGAATAACATCAAACATTTCTTTTTCTGTTACAATAATTTCTGTATGTTTTGTTCCAAGATAATCTGCAACAATTTTAGCATATTTAAGATCTTCAGAGCCTTTTAAACCAATACTATAAGTTTCTATTTGCTTATCCAGCCCATGTTCCATTTTATAAAAATTATTTACTAAGGCAGTTATTAAACTACTATCTAGTCCTCCTGATAACAAACATGCAATAGGTCGTTCTGTATTTAAAGCCCGTTTTTTAACCGCATCACATAAATATTTAACGATATTTTTCTCATATTTTTCAGTTTCAATTGTAGAATCCATATAGGAATTATAATAGTTTAAATTATATGGAAAAGAAGGTGTAACGTAACGCTGATTTTCTTTTATTGCCTTCCATTTAGAGCATGCCAAACTAGATAATTTATATGTGGAAAAAGTTCCTGGTTCAAAATGTTCAATTGAAAAATTGTTAATACAACCACTTTTTTTATCTATTTTCAAAAATTCATTCAAGCATTTTACTTCAGATGCACAACCAATTGTATAATCACTTTTCAATAAATACAATGGTCTCACACCATATGGATCTCTAGCAAAATAAATAAAATTATCTAAGTTGGTTCCTTGGTTTTTTTCCAATCTTAAATCATATAATACAAAAGAAAATACTCCGTCTAACATTTGTAAAGTTTGTTCCATTCCATATTTTAGATATAAATGAATAATTACCTCACAATCAGAATTAGTGGTAGGTTGCAAATCCATCAATTTATATAGATATTTATAGTTATAAATTTCACCATTGCATATTAATACAATATTATTCATATTAAAAGGTTGATTTGAAATTTCATCAATTCCGTTAATAGCCAATCTATGAAACCCTAAAAAAACATTATGGAAAGAAATAAATTTAGAATCCTCCGGTCCTCTAGAAGCTCCTTTGATAAATTGTTCTTTATAAAATTGTTGATTATTTTTTTCACCATTTAGGATACAAAATATGCCACACATTTTTATTTGTAACTATGTTAGTTATCATGAATTCAAATCTTTATATAATTTAATAAATTAATAAAATAAAAATAATATAATATAGTAAATAAATGAACTATCCTAACACGAATAACATAAATAATGTTAACAATATGAATCAAGAATGTGTTTCAGAAATTCATAATACTACAAATAGAAGAATTTATGATAGAAATATTCCTTCTCAAATGCTTCAACAATATTTAGATGTTAGACCAGTAATGACAAAATATTCTTATTTACCAATAGTAGATCCAAGAAAAGAATTAGATGTCAAAATGAATCAATACCCTACTTTTAATCCACATACTGTATTCAATCCAGGAAACACACAATCGCCATGGTCTGGTTTTGCGTCTAACATTAACACCGAATCTGAATTGAGAAATCAAATATATGCGTTACAAAAATGCAGTCAAGCTGTTTATGTTCCAAGTAGTAATAGCGATTTATATAATTATTCATTTAACCCAAATATGAGTGAAGGTAGTAATTATAATCAACACAACTTATTGTTCAAACAAGATAAATTTGATTGTTTTAATCCTAACCCAAATCCAAATGTAGTTGGTACATACATGTTTTCAAATCCTACACGCGCCCAAATTAAGGATTTAGCATAATTTCACATATTTTTCTTTTCACTCGGGGTAATTATATAGGTATATACTATGAAAGGCGGTCGTTCTATATTAACACAAGAGGATAGAATAAATGATGCTTTAAATGGAAATTATACACCTCTTGTAAATGCTATAATTAGAGAAGATATTAATGAAGTTATGCACGTATTGCAAACTGGTGCAAATGCAAATCAAAGAGATACTAGATACAACTGGTGTCCGCTGAAATGGGCTACATTTATTTATTATTATGGTAGTAATCATGATCCTAATACGTATAGAGAGATAAGACGGTCTTTGAATAATGCAAATCCACCTGGACGTGATTGTTTTGATGAGTACCATATAGAGGAGGACAGTTACAATTTTTCACCAGTTATATTAGATATAGATGAGCAATTAGAAAGAATACGCAGAGAAGATGAAGAAGATGAAGAAGAAAATACATCAAATAGGATAAATATGGCAGGCGGAAGACGTAGAAAAAAGAGTAGAAAAAGTAGAAAAAGTAGAAAACATAAAAAATCATATAAAAAAGCAAAAAAATCAACAACTAAAAGGCGTAAATATATCAATAAATAAATGATAATATTATACAATAATTAATATAAAATATTATATAATGTCAGAAGATTTAATCAATCAAATAACTTTAGATTGTTTAATCAATAAAGAAGTTTATGAAAAAATGCACGAATTTAAAAAACAAAGGATTGTCAATAAAAAGGATAAAAAATTTTATAGAAAAAGAATATTAAACTTAACAAGAGAACTGCTTTTAAAAAAAGACGATGATTATAGTGAAATAAACCCAGATATAAAATATAGTTTTGATAACTATATCAAAACATGTATACATTATTTTAAAATAATAGATAATAATGATATCATACAAGAAGAGTACAAAGATTTTAAGCCAGTTGTTGATATCCATTGTGATGATAATACATATGCGACGACTAATAATAATAATAGTAATTATGATAAAGAAAAAGACAAGTTATTTATGCGTTCAATAAAAATTCCAAATGGTTTAGAAAAATTTGTAAAAATAACAACAACGAAAAAACAAGAAGAAATCATATTACCAAAAATAAAAGAAATAGATCTGCAAGAACCAACTTTAAGAAATAAAGGAATTCAAAAAAAAGAAAATATCACTATAAAATAAGATTAATATGACAAATAAAAAATACAGTAAGAAAAGTAAAACTAGAAATAATAAAACCAATAAAATATACAAAAAAAGACATCAAAAAGGGAGAGGTAACCAACCACATAATCATAAACACACTTTAAAATCAAGATCAATAGAATTGAATAAAGTCAATTGTAGTCCAAAAGATAAAAAAGAAATCAAAAATTATACTTGTTATACAGATACAACATTATTTAAATTAAGAGATAAATGGAATTTGCGACATCCTTATGAAAAAATAAATACAAATGATACAAAAGAAATTCATAAAATATTATCAAATTATTTAAGTGATTTGTGTAACAAAGAATCATGTTGGTTAAAACAAAAACATGAATTTGGTAAACTAGATGAAGATTTTAAAGATTCTTTTGCACCTGAATCTCCATATGAGTGGAAAACAAATCCTAATGAATGGTTGTCTAGTATTGATATCATAAAAGTGATGAAACAATATGAAAAAGCATATAAATGTTTTGATTTTATAGGCCCAACACCAATAGATTTTGATAAAAAGAAATTATATGGTGAATGCGTATGGGAAGAATTATGTAATTTTGATTTGAAACAACAAATTAAAGAAGGTAAAACAAAAATTGGTATAATATTTAATACGGATCCCCACAATAAAAGAGGAAAACATTGGATTTCCATGTTTATTAACATTAAAAAAGGTAAAATCTTCTTCTTTGATAGTGTAGGGGACAGAGCAACAGATGAAATCATGAAATTTGTAGAAAGAATAAAAACACAAGGAAAACAATTAAAACCTAAAATTAATTTTATTTATGATGAAAATCATCCAGTAGAGCATCAATATGGTAACACAGAATGTGGTGTATACAGTATATTTTTTATTATTCACATGTTAGAAGACAAATTGACAGAGCATTATTTAAAAACACATATTTTGAAAGACGAATACATGGAAAAATTTAGAAAAATTTATTTTAATGATCAATTATAAAAATAATTATTTAAAGTTATAAGGGGAACTATTTATATCTTATAACTTTAACAGATGTCAATTAATCAATTTTTAGAAAAAGAAAATGTTGAATTATTATGGGAAGTTTTAATAGATGAACCATTAATAAAACAATTATGTGATTCGGTAATTAAAATTAAAACAATTTTGCAAATTTTTCAAACAAATTTGAATGAATTTTATGAAACAGAGAGAAAGAGTTGCAATAATTTGATGGAATTGAATAAAAAATATATTTTATTAATAATTAATTATGTGATGAAAATAAAGAATACTAATAACGCTCAAGAATTAGCTGGAACGAATCAATACAGAAAAATAAAAATTCACCAAGAAGAGCCTGTTAAACAATCAATCACATTTGAAGAAATTCAAAATGATAGGAAAACACTTTTTGAAAAAGAATTAAATCAAAAACAGGAAGAGTTTACAAATGCTATGTCGTTACCAGTTCCACCTGTACCAAATTTTAGCGATGAATTAGATCAACCGATAAGTGAAATTGAATTAGAAATAAAAAGAATACAAGAACAACGTAATTATGATATTGAAATAATCAATAATACAAATAAAAATAGTAGTTCCTCTGTTGATGAAAATTGGTTAAAACCACAAGAAACTTCTATTAAAAATGAAAAATTAGTGAAACTTAACAGCATTACTGGCTTAAACACTAGCTTAAATAACAATAAACATATCAGTTGGGAAGATGAAAAAATACAATTAGATTATCAACAAGACGAAGAAATAAATAATATTTTTGGTAAATTAAAAAAAATAAATAATACGACAGACAATACTAGACCAAACAATGGTATTCCTAATTATCAATTACAAATTGATGAGTTAAAAAAAGAAATATCTACATTAAATGAAAAACTAGATATATTTTTACAAAAATATACATAAAAATAAACAACACACGATAATTTTATATAAAATTGAAATAAAATTTGTATAATACAAAATAATATTATACAAATATTTAATAAATAATTAAATAATATGAAATTTCAAATGTTTTTCATTTTGTTTTTATATATGCTAAATACTTTTGCAGATAAAGCATATAATTTAAGATTAAGGAACACAATTTTACGTATTTATATTTCTGCAGACAGAAAAAAAGTTATCAATGAATATTCTAATAAAATAATAAATAAAACAAAATCAAAGGTAAATAAATGTTACAATAAAATATTATCAAAATATTATGATTTGAATTTATTTTATAATACTTTAACCGATGAAGAAAAAGAAATGATAGAAGCCATTATATCATTATGTTACTAATTGTTTGAATACCTTTTCGTCTTTTTCATTGATTTCCAATGTACCAATCTGCACAGGCATTACCTCAGGATCTTCTAATGCTTGTAAATAACTATTTTTATCATAAATATTTAATTGTTTGGGACTGATTCGTCTATACACATATTCTATTCCATTTAAAGTAATTGGTTTTCCCTCCCATTCTATTTTTTTCTTATTAACTCTTACAGTAATATCACTTTGTTGATTTGCATAATCAGGAACATATGAAAATTTGGTGTTTTTAGGATCACCAAAATTCATACATTTTCCATTTGAATAAATGAAACAATCAAAAGCGGACTCTTTAATAGCATCTGTTAATTGCATACTTAAATTAGCCTTTATTTCAGATATTTCATACAATAATTGATCACTTGTAACTGGAACCTTTGGTTCACCCTTTGATAAATCTTTTCTTTTCAACTCAATTGCATCATCTGATTTTAATTGCTCGGGTGATAATACCATTAAATAGACAAATACTTCAACTGTCTGTAGTGCGCGTGGTAAATTCTTGTGACTACAGATACGCCGTGCACGCCCAATTACTTGTTCCGTTCTAACAGGATGCCAATAAGGTTCCATTATATGTACGTATCGTGTATTTCTAAGATTGATACCCTCTGATCCTGACGATGTAATCATAAGTACTTTAATAATTTCACCCATGTTATTATTGTGTGCTATTTTTTTTAATTCCGCTGACAAATTACTTGGAATATAATCCCATTCGCCGTTATAAATGCGCCGCGTTATCTCTTTTTCTTCAACAGTTTCTGTACCGGTATATAAAGCATAGGTTGGTTTCCCCTGATCCGCTTCAGGGATATCAATTTCCCAAATATCGGAAGCATTCTTTTTTATTTTAAATCTAGCAAAACCATTTTTTTCTAATACCAGACTAAAAAGACCAATGCCTTCCAATGTTCTAAATTGACTATAAACTAAATGTAATCCTAAATATTCAGGATCTTTTATGTTATCAAGAATATGTAAAAATTTGGGGCTATAACGCGCCAAAGCCTCTGGTGTTAAATAATCATTTGATTTGTCTTTTATATATTTAATTGCAGCATCAATTCTTTCTTTATAAGTAATACCACCTAATTTATCAAGAACTTGATCTCCTTCTTCTTCACCTTCATTTTCATCATTCACATCTACATTGACTTCTTCTTTACGTGCATCTTTTAATAATTTTGTAATGTCATTATCAGGTTCACCCACGTCACCTACTTCACGAACCTCTTCATCTTTCTTCTTTTTGGTCATGGGAAGCGGTCTATCGTTCATGACAAAATTACAGTATAATCTAGAAAAAATTCTGTAGGTTGACGTGGCTTCTTTGTATAAATCATCTAGTTTTTGCGGTTTTTTAGATGACTTTTCTAATTTTCTCTCTTCTCTTCGCGCAGATTCATAAATTTTAAATTGAAAATCGCTCATTGGTATCTTAACAACATGATAATCAACTCCCAGAGTTTTATTAAATGTTGGCAATAAACTTTCCTGTGCACTTTTAAAATAAGATGATAATCCAATAATACGACGTTTTAAAGCATCAACGTTTTTCAATTTTTTAGTAACACTATCAATATATTGATTTTCAAATAAATCAAAATCATCTGGAAGAGCCTTTTGATTTCTTATTTTGATACCATCTGTTATGACATCAATATCATTTCTTTTTAAAATACTAATGATTTTTCTTTCAAAGTCGTCATCGCTTATAAAATCACTATCAAAAATATTACTACCAGATTCGTCGCGTTTAACATTAGAAACCCCCTTGTATCCAGTTGACTCTTTAATTTTATTTTTAAACCCAAAAGGATTACGTGTGATAGTGAGGATCTTACTAGAAGGTGAATAATCAAGGAAATCAAGTGATTTCTCTCCAAGTAACATTTCTTGAAGTGAATTTCTATCTATTTTTTTGGTTGTTTTGACATTTAAAGGAAAATTCCAGGTTTTGATATATCCTCTTAAAATGTTGAAAAGTATTCCAAATTCATTTGGGTAATTGATAATAGGTGTTCCAGTAAGCAGAACAATACGTGCGTTTTTTGCGCTCATTAAATATTCATACAATTTTACTGCAAGAAATTTTGGCGAATATTCTTTTTCACCTCTTTCGTTTTCTGGAATAACCTTTTCTTTTTTGATTTTATTGACAATTCTACTGATTAAATTGTGAGCTTCATCAATAATAATAACAGAATTATCAAATAGATTTTTTGTGAAATTAGAGGTTAATTCTTGTAATCGTTTTAAACGCAATCCATTGTAATTAATAAACGTATACTTGTTACGAATCATTTCATTCAATTGATCGTCTAATGATTTTTTTTCTATAGATGTCAAGTCTTCATAATTGGATGGTTTTTTAATATTGACAAACCAAGCCCCTTTTTGTTTTATAATATAATCTTGCGATAAATTCAAAACGGCGGATAATGTTGTTAAGGCTTCAGGATTTGATTTCAATGATATGAACTCCCAGTATTGATTTTTCTTATACAAAGAATCACCACAGTGTTTTAACTCCTCCATATAATTGGTTCTTAAAGAGGCGGGTAACATAATAATAATTTTTTTTGTATCCTTCATGCCCTCAGCAATTGCAATACTACTGCAAGTTTTTCCAGTACCTAAACCGAAGTATAATAATAAACCACGATAAGGTGTAAACAGATTCAAATAGTCCCTAACAATTTTTTGATGTGTCATGAGTGAAAACCCTTTATCATCTGTATTACTATTGCCAATTGTATCACAGGAAATATTTGCGTTCATATTTTCTAATTCTTTTTTGTATGGTTCAAACAATGAATTGATAAAGTTAACAAAAATCTCGCGATTGTTCATGTAATAACTAGAAACATTGATAATAACAGGAGGTTCTTTCTTTGCTAATCTCTGCGACAAAGGCGTATCGCCAATTTCTACGACATTTTCAGGTCCTAACACTGCAATACCTTTTTCTACCTTTTTTGTTGTACGACCTCTCTTGGTTGGTTCTTTTTTTTCAGTCAATGCGACGACCTCTTCTTGTGGAAGTTCTTCTGCGATGATTTCTAATGCTTCTTGTTTGTTTTCAATTTCATTTTTGTCAGCGTTCTCAATTTCTTCATCGCCTTCAATAATAATAAGTGGTCTTTTTGCCACTTTCTTTGCCTTCTTTGCAGGCGGTTGTTCTGGTATTACTACGGGAGGTTGAGGTATTGGTTCAACTTGCTTACTTGCTTCAACTGCTTCCATAATAGGTTTTACTTTGACCTTTGTTTTTTTATTTTCAGCTAATTTCATCAAAAGAACATTGCGATCATAATCTTTGTTTGTTTCATCTATCACAACCATTTTGGTCGCTAACTCAGGCTCCGGCTCAGCCGTTGCTTCACTCACCTCACCTTCTTCCTTTTCAGCTTGCTTTTCAGCTTGGTTTCCTTTTATTTTAGTTGCGTTAGCTTTTGTTTCTCCTTGAATGGCAACTACCACAGGTTGTATTTCATTAATAGTAGGTTTTGCCATTAATTTTTGTTTTAATTTTTCTAAAGGATTCATTTGTTAATGCTTATATAATTCAAATAGAATAAATTTGTGTTTTTAGATTTATTCTTCAATATTATCACCAATTTCACTAATATCAATATTTCCGTTGTTTTCTTCAATAATTTTAATGGCCTCATTACAAGCGATTTGTTCGGCCTTACGCTTTATTTTATGTTGACCTTCTCCCATAAATAAAAATATTTTACTATTTTCAGCAACATAATCATGAATTGATTTGAATGTTTTAAAATAAGAAATATCAACTGAATCATCATGAGTCACACTATGGATTGGTTGTCCAAGACATAAATATACACCCATTTTATATCCAAAATCGGCATCATGTTCAATTTCTAAATAATGCGGAGTAACCTTGAATTCTTTTTGAATCTTCACTTGTAGAATATTTTTATAATTGTCATCGTTGGTAATAAGTGATATCCAGTCAATATGTTTTTCAAAAATATTTTCTACGAACTTTTGCGCCATTTGAAATCCAGGGCCTGTGACAAACATGGATTGAAACCAGCCATCTTGATCAGTCACTTTGATTTTATTAAAGTCCAAAAAAAGAGCACCTAAAAAGGACTCAAATAGACAACCCAATTTTTTCAAGTTAGTACGAATTTTCTTTTCCTCTGCGTGTTTAGATATGATTAACCATTTGTGCAAACCCATTTCTAGTGCGATTTTACCAATGGCTTCGTTCTTGACGATGGCGATTTTCTTTTCGGTCATAAACCCTTCGTTTTCCTTAGGAAAACGGCGATATAAATAATATTTGGTTACTAATTCCAAAATACCATCGCCTAAAAACTCTAGACGTTCATTGGATTTGCTGCTTAAAGGCATGCAATCAAGTGGTCGGTCTACGATGGTGATATTTTGTGCAATATTTTCAAAATTGGGGCGTTTTGTGTAAGAGCGATGAACAAATGCGCGCTCATAAAGCGCCATATTGTTTACTGTTTGCGGTATTCCGTATTTAGAAAGAATACATTTGACGTCATCTAATGTAATCTTAATATTTAATGGGTTAAATGGATTAAATATTAAGCCTTCTTCGGTTTTGATAATGTCGTCGTCGTGGGCTAATTTTACGTCAGTCATGGTGTTGTATATATTTGATGATATGACTTTAAGTGGGTTTGGGATAATTGTTTTTGTTTTATGCGTTTGAAAGGGCTTAAAGATAATGATGGTATATTATATATACCAATAAATAGCAATGGAAAATGAAATATGGAAAACTATTGAAGAATTTCCAATTTACGAAGTTAGTAATTTAGGAAGAATAAAAAATTCAATAAGTAAAAAAATTTTGCGTGCTATTATAAAATCAGGTTATCATCATGTTTCTTTAACCAATACAAAATACAGAAAAACGTGCAAAGTTCACAGACTAGTTGCTATGGCTTTTATACCAAATCTTGAAAATAAAAGTGATGTTAACCACAAGGATAAAGATAAGTTGAATAATAATTTATCTAATTTAGAGTGGATGACAAGAAAAGAAAATAATTCACATAAATCACAAACCCTTATTTATAAAAGTAACAAAAATAAACCTCTTTTACGTATTGATAGTGACACCAATGAAATAATAGAAAAATATGATTCAATAGAATTAGCAGGAATATGGGCGTGTAATAATCATTTCACTAAAACACCACATAATGGTAGAAATGCTGTAGGTAATTGTGTAAATGGATTATCAAAAAGAGCTTATGGCTTTAAATGGGAATACGAAAATAAATATGAGGATTTAGAAAATGAAATATGGAGAGAAGTTATTATAAAAGATATTGACAATGCTATTTACGGAAATAAAAAATATTATGTTTCAAATTTAGGCAGATTTAAAGATAGCGAAGGGTTGATAAGAGACAATTATAAAGTAAATGAAAATGGATACATAAGAGTATATATTTACAATAAAACGTATGCAGTTCATAGGTTAATTGCAATTGCTTTTTTAGAAAATCCTGATAATAAAGAACAAGTAAATCACATAGATGGTAATAAATTGAACAATACAGTTGATAATTTAGAATGGGTAACTAATAAAGAAAATCAAATTCATAAATTCAAAACAGGTTTAGGAAATAATTTTACTAGAACAATTATTCAATATGATTTAGAAGGAAACTTAATTAAGGAATTTACATCTATTGTCTCGGCAGCAAAAGAAATGGGCGTTTCTAAGGGTAATATTCAAGGTGTCTTATTAAATAAAAGAAAGACTGCTGGAGGTTTTATTTGGAAATATTTAGAAGATGAAAATCCTGATTTTAGTGAAAAGATTACTATAAATAAAAATAGAGGAAGACAAGTATGTCAATATGATTTAAATATGAATTTATTAAATATTCATAAATCAACTGCAGATGCTTCTAGAAAAGTAAATATTCATAAAAATAATATTTGGGCTGTTATTTATAATTATAAAAAAACCGCAGGTGGATTTATTTGGAAGTATTTAGATTAATATTTTAACATATAAGTTTTTAAAAAATAAAATATATTTGTAATGTATATAAAGATGGTGTTAATGAATTCGAGTAAATCCGCCAGGAATGCTGCCTCAATTGTAAATAGAACGAACGTGTGTGGTGGCCCAAAAAAAGCCGGCATTGCCTCTCGTCAAGGCTTCTTCATGCAAAGTAATCCTTCATTAAGAAGAGCCCCTCAATCTCTTCCATTAGTTTGTATTCCAAACTTCACAATCCAAACCCAATCATATGGTTACAGAGCCACTATTGGCGGCAACATGGGTTAATCTCATTGCCCCTTTTCGCACTCTTTTATCATATTTTTATTCACTATTTTCGTACAATTTATGAAATACTATTTAACTTTAAAATAATTTAATAACAACTTGTTAAATTATTTTAATCAAGAACCCCATGTTCATCAAAGTTGATTCCCGCGAGAAAGATTTAGTAACAAAAATGACATACTATATTTCAAGTATTCCTGCATTTAGAAATTTAAAGGTAATTACAGAAAGTTTACCTATTGGAGATATTATTATAAGTAACAATAATGAAGATATTTTAATCATAGAGAGAAAAACAATCATTGACTTGCTTTCTAGTATCAAAGATGGACGTTACGAAGAACAATCATACAGACTAAATGGGACACCAGTTCACAATCACAATATAATGTATATCATAGAAGGCGATGTAAATAAGATGAACTTGTTCCGTGAAACCAAATTTGAAAAACTTACACTTTATTCGGCGATTTTCTCTCTAAATTATTACAAAGGGTTTTCGGCAATCCGTACTTTTACACTAGATGAGACCGCACTTTTCATATGTAATTGTACATCCAAATTGATGAAAGGAGAAGCTACAGATAGAAAAGCATTTTATCCAAATAAAAATGGAATTCCACCTAGCGTTACAATTAGTGCTACTACAGAAAAGACTGAGACACAAAATGTAGTAGATACAAGTGAACTAGATTCTAATGGAAACGAAGAGAACGATGAAAAACCTGAACACCAAAAAGATGATTGTAAAAATTACATAGGTTTAGTCAAAAAGGTTAAAAAAGAAAATATTACACCTGAAAATATAGATGAAATCATGTTATGTCAAATCCCAGGGGTAAGTACTGCAACAGCAATTTCAATTATAAAGAAATTTAGTAACATATCTAATTTAATAAAAAGTTTAGAAGAAAATGAAAAATGCTTGAATGATGTTACAAATACAAATAATAAAGGTCAATCTAGAAAAATAACAAAGACCTCTATAGCGAATATAGTGAAGTTTTTGTTGAAAAAATAAATTATACTATACTAATATATATAATATAATTTACATATGACACATAGAGCAGGAGAACCATTTACTATCAAGTCTTTACGTGTAATAGACGAAATATTTAAAACTAATGATAGGATAAATTCAACTGCACGCGGTAATGTAATTGGTAAATTCTATGAATTTATTACTGATTATATAGATGCAACTACAATTTCAAAATTAGAAAATGGTGAAAACGACAGGTTTGGTTCTCTTATTATTCCTAAAGATTTATATAAACAAGTAGATGCTATAGGGTTTTTTGACTCTTTACATGATTTTAAAAGTGATTTTATGGATTGTCAAGGTAACATTAGGGGAAAAAATGATATATTATGGAATTACAAAAAATTTTGCTTTACATTTTTATTACATGGCGGATATCCAGATTTAATAACAAAATATAATCTTCTAATTCAAACCAAATATTCATATTTAAACCGTATCCCAAGACCATTAAATCAAGATAATCTTGAAAATTATTTTTCTATTGGAAATATTTATGACATTGTAAAACAACAGTCAAATGAAAGAACAGGAGATTTTTATATATTACCAAACACACGGGAAAATGGTATAAACACTGAAATTTATAATAACCTTATCACGATGTTTGGAAAATACAAAGATCCTAATTTTGACAACAAAATTAAATTAATTGTAGATTTTCAATTAAACTTATTTGAAATTATTAAAGTTGGTAGAGCACAAGAAGATAAAAAAAATGAATTGTGTATTTTATATACCGCAGAAACTATAACTGATCCTGCACCAAAGGCTACTGCTAATACAATTAACGATTATTTTGGTTTTGAAAATTGGTATATTGAACATTTAGATGAAAATACAGAAAGAGAATACAATGCAACAAATGATGATGTTAAAGGAAATGTTGATGTTGTATTTAAAAATATTCAAATAAGCGAGCCTACGAATTTAGACAAAGCTAAATTTAAAGTTAATGTAAAATATGGAATTCAAACCGCTGTTGATGTTATAATGAATGCTAAAGCTAATACTATCCAAACTATTAAAAATTTGATCCGTAAAACAATAGAATTATTTCCAACTAATACTGACGTGTTTGATTATTACGGAGAAAGTATACAAAATAGAGAAATTTTTTATAATAGATTTAATACGTCAACTCTAACAAAAAAAGATGCAATAGAATACAAAGACAAATATACTGTTTATTATGCAAGAAAAAGATTGGGAGATACATTACAAGGTCGTATATGTAAAAAAGACAAACAACTTTTATTGAAATTCGGCAGAGTAACTAAAAACGGGAAAAAATATGGTATTTCAAATGATAATATTATAGATCTTGGAAATAAGGATGATGTAACAGATGCCGTTTTAGTAACTCATGACAGAATGCTTTTTTCATACGCAATTAAACAAATAGTACCAACTATATTAGATTTAAAAGATCACATGATAGTATTTATTCCAAAACAACAAACAAATTCAGGAGGTGGTGTTGCTCCTAGTAAACAAATTCAAAATGAAAATAGTAGTGATGAATCTACTAGTACAATAGGACCATTTAGTGATTCACAACTATTATCATCATCTCCAGGTAATAATAATGCTGATGATGATTATGATAATACAATACTTGTTAAAAGAAGGGTTAAAAACGTTGGTCTTTTAACTGATATAGAAGATGTTGGCGAAGATAATAAAATATTAATTGAATCTATTAAAAAATATGTTGGTGACGCTATATATTATATTTATCATAAATACCCAGTAATTGAAGACTTTTTAAAATTAGTCAATCATAGATTAAAAAATAACGAATTAAACTATGCTTATTTAGGCGAATTTTTTAATAATGCTTTAATTATTCAATCTACTGAAAATTTCGCTAGCAACGTAGAAGTTATACAGAATAAAATACAACAAGATATTGTTACTCGTAGAGATACCAGATATAAGGATTTACTGTATAATAAATTGTTGTTATTTATTAAATTTGATGGTTGGGAGTTACAAATTGAAAATGAATATACACAGGAAACTCCTGAAATCAATGGTGTACAACAACAAAGTAGATGGATAAGTTGGCTAAATGTAATAATTAATTCAAATGAACATAAGCAGTTAAAATACAATA